CATGGTGCCTTATCAGGCGTCTGTCATGGCGATTGACCCCTCGGGTCGTGGTGCGGACGAGACCTCGTATGCCGTGGTCAAGTCCTACGGTGGACAGATGTTTGTCCTGGAGTGTGGAGGCCTGAAGGGTGGCTATGGGCCTGAGGTTCTCCAGGAGCTGTCCATGATCGCCAAGCGACAGAAGGTCCATCAGATCCTGATAGAGTCCAACATGGGTGACGGGATGTTCTCCTCCCTGTTGACCCCGGTTCTCCACAAGATACACCCGGCGTCTATCGAGGAGGTCCGCCACTCGATCCAGAAAGAACGCCGGATCTGCGATGTCCTGGAACCGGCGATGAACTCGCACAAGCTGGTGATCGACCGCAAGGTCATCGAGAGAGACTTTATGTCTACTCAGGATCTACCGGCGGAACAGGCGATCAAATACCAGCTCATGTATCAGATGAGCCGGATAACGAGGCTCAAGGGAGCCTTGAGGCACGATGACCGGCTGGATGCCTTGAGCATGGCCTGTCAGTGGCACGTCGATCTCATGGCCCGTGATACCGACCGACAGATGCGAGAGCATCGCCGGGAGGTCATGGACCTGGAGATGGAGAAATTCCTTAACAACGCTATCGGTAGGAAGCCTACGGGTAGCACTTGGTTCACGTTGAACTGATCTACCCCCAAGAAACCTAAACATAGAGAGATAGAAAGATGGCTATCATCGACCTACGGATGAAACCTGCGTGGCAAAGGCAAAGCGCCCGCAGCGCCGAGTTTTACTACCAAGGCTTGCAGTGGGCCTTCTACCAGTCTAGGACAAAAGGAACCAGCGGCCCCAGCGATACTGACCGCCCGGATCACAAGTCTTACTACGACACAATGATCGGGATGTATCCTCTGGACACCACGGGATACAAGCGGGCGCATATCTCGGTCTGGAACAAAATGGATTCTATGGCGTGGTTTGCCACTAAGACCGACGTGTCCAGCTTGGAGGTCGGCCAGTACCTCTACATGATCTCCAACAATAGCACTATGGCAAACCGTCCGGGCCTTGTGCGGGTCGTAAAGATTATTACGGACGCGATGGGCGGGTCATCCTATCCCACCAAGGATGCTTCAGGAGTTGACGAAACCTACGTCATCGTTGAGCGGATTGTAGCTGAACAAGGGTGGCCGAATCCTTTGTACAACGGATATGGCTTTAACTCTGACACCAACTATCTTGGCTACCGCTGGGACCACGGAACAGGTGGAGCTGGCTACGGTGCTACGGTGTTTGCGAAAACAGAAACCACCTACGCAACCGCTATTACGGGAACTGCTGGTACTGACTACTGGGCTTCAGCGGGTGGAGGTGACACCCTACCTTTCAGGGACAGATACGGACAAGCCCTGTACGCCGCATTTACTGACGAAGAGCGCAATCATTGGAGCTTAGGTGTTGGTGGCGATGCGACTCCGTACATCTTGGAGCATTTCCCGATGGTCTGTCACAACTTCGGCACCGGGGACATGGGTGACTTTGACCGTAATGGGTCCGGCGGTGTAACTGAAGACCTAATGAGTCCGGGTAACCATTCACAATACACCGGCTGGGGCGTCAACTTCTATGACGGATACCCTCGCTCCGACTATGGAGCCATGATCCGTCAGGCTCGTAAAGATGGAACAAGCACCCTCCCGTACACTTATGCGGGCAGCTCAGGGGGCACCCTGCCTGACGGCACTTCATTTAACTGGGTAGGCCGCTGGGCCACCCACATCTCGGGATACATCGAGAATCCCCCGAAAGAAATGGTGGTCAACTGGCAGCACCAAGAAAACAGCACTTACCTTAGTTCAATCAACGCTGAGTGGCAGATCAACCTTACAGGCCAGCCCTCTGACGGCGAGACACTGACAATCACGGACGACAACAGTGTCGCCAAGACCTTCGAGTTCAACTCGTCAGATCCGAGCAACAGTAACATCTTTGTTGAAAAAGGCGGTGATGTTGCCACAACTGCCCAAAACCTTCGGAACGCCATTGTGCTGCAAGGCGATGATTCGGATTACCGAGTTACGGGCGATGTAGGAACTTCATGGTATCCGATGTACAGCTCTGGATCGACTGTCCAAGTCACTTCAATCTACTCCGGAAAAACGACTAATTTTGCCGTTACCGGGTCAGCTACCAACGTGACCTACAAAGAAGTGTTCAAAGGTTACGACGGTGGCGGCTTCAGGTTGAACTCGCAGAACAAGGCAAACGAAGTTCCCGGCGGCTACAACAAAGCGTCCTTCCACTGTGCCGATGTTCTCATCACCCTGCTCAAAGACTAACCCCCAGATACTAGGAATTTAAACTATGGCTATTGTTAAGATAACCCGCGTGACCCTCCCGGAGAATGTGGAGTGGGACTCATACCTAGAAGGCGGTGATGGCGACGATGTTGAAGGTGCTGTCCCGGAAGACCCCAGTGCCTTTGCGACAATCCGCCCGGTCCAGACCTACGAGCTGGGTGCCAGCGACTCCACGGAAACCCTGGATGTCCGAGGTGCCATCAACCTGGTCGCGGTCACCGACGGGAATGCCAAGTGGGAAGTCCCCAGTGAAGACGGCAGCTTCTACGATTTCCACGTGATGACCTCCCAGTCTCAGACGGCCACCTCGAACGTCGGTGTCGTCGCGGCTGACGCTATGCCTCCCTACATCCGTCTGACGGATACCTCGGGATCTGCGAACACTGTGACGATTTACGCTAGGATGGCCTAGCGGACTTTCTGTCTAAGGCCCCTGGATCGCTCTGTATCGAACGATCTGGGGGCCAGACGACCTCTGAGTCGTCTAAGGTCTAAAGTGTCTTACAGAGGCCTACAGACACCTTAGAACCGAAAGCTGTCTGACATATGCGCTAATGGGATCGTGCATTTCGGAACCTTTGGTGAAAGACCTAACTAAAAGATAAACCTAGGTATGGCGAGCTTGCGAGCCATCGGCTGTTAGACAATCCCAGGCCTGAGGGTCTTTGGTTAGACACACACACCAGACCCATCCAACAAGGTCAAATAATTAGGTCCACCTTACGGAGGACGGAGAACCCTTAAGATAACCTTAAGACTACCTAAGGATAACCTAAGGTAACCTAAGGATACTTAAGATAACCTAAGGTTTAACCTGTAAGGGTATATGTAGGTATATATCTATAAGACTCTTAAAGACTCTCCCAGACTACTCCCAGACAACTCTAAGACTCTCAAAGATACTCCAGAGGAGACCCATGATCCGTGAGCTGCTCCAGGCCGTCTTAGGTCATAATGAGATCCAAGACACCGAGGGTGAACCCCGGTTGCCTATGATTAACCCCTGTCCTCCAGGGTATGTCCTGAGGAACGTCGGGGGGTCTTTCCAGTGTGTCCTGGAGGATCTTCAGAATCTGGACGATGCAGCTCTGAGAAGATTCCTGATGGCCCAGGATGAGACCGGAACTGGGCCTGTAGTAGGCTCTGGGACAAGAACGACAGCTACCCCGGTCAGCCCACTGACTATCGCGGATCGCTCCGGTTCCCTGGGTGGAACCCCTTGACCGACCGGAAAGATAAACCCCTGGTCATGGTCGAGTGGTCAGACATCACAGGCCACGATACACCCTGGGTAGAACCAGAGGATGTCTTGGAGATGACCCCGGCTCCGATGGTGACCGTGGGAGTCGTCGTGAATCTGACTGAGGACTATTTGACAATCGCGGGGACGTGGGAATCTGGAAGTGAACCGCAGTTCGGGAATGTCAACTGCATACCTCGGGGTTGCGTGAGGAATCTGACGGAGTTGCTGGTTCCGCTGGAGGGCCAGGGGGATCAGATGGATTTTTGGTCGAAAAATGTGAGTGCCTAACGTGTAGATCGTGGCTGGCGGCTTCCCCCCGCCGGGGGGTCTCCCTATCATCTGCGCGACGCGCACGCGGGCGTGTTGCGCGATAACAAGGCCAGCTCCGGGCTCTGATTTCCGCCGGGCGTCCACAAGGCGCGCGGATTCCTTGCGGGGAGGGGGTCAAAACCGCCGATGTGTGCAGGGTGATGACCTGCAATCCGATGGGGAGGGGTCCGATGGGGGCTGAGGGGGCGCTGTACACCGACCTAGGGTCTGTGGATGTCGTCTCCCATTTTTTCGACTGGCCCTAAGCCCCTGCAATCCCCGCAGCTTACGCCGATTCCCCGCAATTCCTCCCGGCTCGAGGGTTGCAGGATGCCCAATCCCGGCGATAATCCCCACATCGAGCGAGCCACACCGGCTCACTCCCAACCCCGATCCACCTATGAACTGGAACACACTCACGACCGAGACCTTCCCGGTAGGCTCGCAGCATTTTGGCGGTAAACTTACCGTCGTCTCTGTAGACGAGCGCCGAATCTCCCTGACCCGCAACGCTACGGGTAAGCCCGTCACAGTCTCCCGCGCAATGATCGAAAAGGCCCACGCGCATATCTCCGAGGATCGCCCGTGCATCTGGTGCGACTGCGGAGAGCGTGGAATCCTCAAGCGCAAGATTTCCTACACTTCAGCCATTGAGGCTGTCGTCATCGAGGCTCTCGGGTCCCTAGTGACCACGGCGGATCACGGCGGACTTGCCCACTATGTGAGGGCTCAAGCATGACCACCCCCCAAAGAATCCGCGCAC